CTGAATGTACCTCAGGCTAATTTTTTGCAGATGGAAAAGAAGTTCCGCGCATTTGTCGCTGGCTTTGGATCGGGAAAGACTTGGGTTGGCTGCTCCAGTTTATGCAACAAAGCTTGGGAATTCCCAAAAGTACCTTTGGGTTATTTTGCTCCAACTTACCCGCAGATTCGCGACATTTTCTTTCCAACTATTGAAGAGGTTGCTTCCGATTGGGGACTTAAAACTAAGGTTTATGAAACCAATAAAGAGGTTGATATCTATTATGGTCGGCAATATCGAACCACAATCATTTGCCGATCTATGGAGAAACCAGCAACAATTGTTGGTTTTAAAATTGGCCATGCCCTGATTGATGAGCTTGATGTCATGGCCAAGGTCAAGGCACAACAAGCTTGGCGTAAGATCATTGCACGTATGCGTTACAAGCAAGCTGGTTTGCTCAACGGTATTGATGTGGCCACAACTCCTGAAGGTTTTAAGTTTACATACGAGCAATTTGTTAAAGAGGCAAATAAATCCGAGGCTAAGCGTAAACTCTATGGAATGATTCAAGCTTCAACTTATGACAATGAAGCTAATCTTCCAGAAGACTACATATCATCACTTTATGAGTCTTATCCTCCACAACTGATTTCAGCTTACTTAAGGGGGCAGTTTGTCAACTTAACCAGCGGTGCTGTTTACCCCGACTTTGATCGAGTTCTAAACCACACGGATGAAGAAATTAAGAAAGGTGAGCCTTTACTCATTGGTATGGATTTTAACGTGCTTAAAATGGCTGCTGTGGTTTATGTCATTAGAGAAGGAAAGCCAAGAGCTTTAGATGAACTGGTTGGGGTGAGAGATACACCGACGATGTGTCAATTGATTAATGAGCGCTTTCCAGATCACGATATTACCGTGATTCCAGATGCTTCAGGTCAGGCAACATCTTCAAAGAACTTCAGTGAATCAGATCATGCAATCTTAAAGAAAAATGGATTCAAAGTTGAAGTGAATGGTGTGAATCCCGGAATTAAAGATCGTATTACTGCTGTTAATGCACAAATCCTAAATGCCGAGGGTGAACGACACTTAAAAGTGAACACAAACAAGTGTCCTAACTATACGGCTACTTTAGAACAGCAAGTCTATGATGATTTTGGAATGCCAGATAAAAGCGCTGGTTTGGACCACGTTGGGGATGCTGGTGGATATCCAATAGCCAAGAGATTCCCAGTCATCATTCAGAAAATATTTAAACGGCGCGCAATCGCTGGTTTTTCTCGTTAATCAATGCACCTTTACAGGTGCTTTTTTATTGGTGTTTTTATGGCAGTTACTGATAAACATCCGCAGTATATTGCTGCACAAAAAAGCTGGTTGATTATGCGCGACGCCGTAGCAGGTGAAGAGCAAATTAAACAGGCACAAACTAAATACCTAGCTAAATCGGCCGGAATGATTGAGGCTGAAAAGCAAGGAGATACGACTGGAGAGATTTATAAAGCCTATCTAAGTCGCGCTCAGTATCCATTATGGGTTCAGGATTCATTACGTACGATGATTGGTTTAGTTTCAAAGCTGGAACCTAACATCATAATTGAAAATTCTCTGTTAAAGGGTTTGATAGAGAATGCAACCAATGATGGTTTTGGGCTTAAACAACTCTTTATCCGTATTTGCCTAGAATTACTTGAATATGGTCGCTGTGGTTTGCTTGTCGATGTTGATGGGGCTGGTGTGCCATATTTCGCTCTATATGATGCGCTATCAATCATTAACTGGAAGGAAAACAGTATTGGTGGCCGTAAGGATCTAAAGCTGTTAGTGCTCGAGGAACAATTCGAGAATAGTGAAGATGAGTTTGGACATGATACTAAGACGGTCCATCGTGTTTTATCTATGGTTGATGGTGCGCTAACTGTACGGTTATTTGATGGCTCTGTTGAAGAAGATAAAACGCCAGATCTCGGCGGAAATCAGCTATCTTTCACGCCGTTTGTTTTCTGTGGTACAACTGATAATTCTCCACAAGTTGGTACGGTACCATTGCTCACCATGGCAAAAGCAGCACTTAAGTATTACCAGCTCAGCGCAGACTATTTTCAGTCACTTCATCACACAGCACATCCACAACCTTGGATTAATGGTTTAGACGGGGATGAAGATGATGATATTAGTGTTACAGGTGTTATGGCTGTCTGGAGTCTACCTAAGGAATCTCAATGCGGTTACTTAGAGATTTCTGGAAATGGTATCGAACTCACTAAGAGTGAAATGGATGCCCAGAAGAATGCAGCATTAGAAGCCGGTGCAAAGGTTATCGATACCAATACACAAGAATCAGGTGAGGCTCGCCGTGCACGTCAGGATGACCAGCATGCAAGTCTACATAGTATTGTGATGTGTGCAGCTCAGGCGATCGAACAGGCAATTAAATACGCTGCTCAGTGGTTAAAGCTGGATGCAACCAAATATACATTTACGGTAGAACCTGAGTTTATCGTTCAGCAGTATGACATCAATCTCGCAAAGCAGCTTTATGAAGGTGCTTTAGCAGGGAAGAACTCCTTCCAGACGTATTGGGAATATATCGCTACAGGCAAACTACCAGCTCATGATTTTAAAGAAGAATTAAAACGTGTTGAAGGTGAGCGAGATAGCATGTCGCTTTAGAGGTGTTAAATGACTTCAAAAGATAAAACGTTGATCGAAGTACTTACACAACATCAGGCGTACTTATATCGGGCTTCTTCTCATTCAGTGAATGAGTTACTAAAGCTCTTTAATGATGAGTCGGCTTTGTTGTTGGCAAAGCTTCGAGACTTGCTGGATGAGCTAAATGATTTTGAAAAATTAGCACTTGCTGGTGGCCAGTACACCACAACAAACCTAAAAGAGATTCGGGATTTAATCTCTCAGTGGTTTACGGCCATAAACACTTCTTTACCAGAAGCCTTCGCCGTATCTGCTACAGCATTGGCGGTATATGAAGCGAATTACACAGCCAAGCTATACGGTGGCAAGATTAAAAAGCCAAATGGTGAAAAACTTTATGCTGCAGCCAAAAAAGTACCTTTGGTTGGCGGAGCATTGGTTGATGATCTTCTTTCCAAGATTGCTGAGACTGCCCGCCAAAAGGTTGAATATGCGATTCGCGATGGAATTAGCTTAGGTAAAACGAATCAGGAAATTGTTCAGCGTATTCGTGGTACCAAGCGTCTTAATTTTGAGGATGGTTTATTAACCAGTTCTAAGTCTGATATCGATCGGACTGTAAGGACTTTACGTAGCCATGTCGCGAATCAAGCTTATCTGAATAGCTTCACCCAGATTGGTTTTGAATACGTCAGATTGGTTGCAACGCTGGATGGTAGAACCTCAAAACTTTGTGCTTCTTTAGATGGTGCTGTATGGGAGATTAACGATCCAGCAAAACGTGTACCGCCGTTGCATCCAAATTGCCGAAGTATTCTGGTACCAGTTGAGAAAGATGGTCTACTTGTTGGAGAGCGTCCGTTTGTAATGGATGAGCGAAGAGTAAAGGATATTCTTAAGGATGAGCGTGATCATTTGATTGGGCAGTTGGATGCTAATACTACGTTTAGAGAGTTCTTCAAAAAGACAGATGATTTCTTTCAGAAGGAATGGCTAGGGCCAAAGCGGTACAAGCTATACAAGGAAGGGAAATTTGATTTTGATAAATTCTTTGATCCTGAAGGACGTTTGTATACCTTGGATGAGTTAAGAGTGTTGGATGAGAGGGCTTTTAAAGTTATCTAGCCGTTTGAAATTAAATAACAGTTTATTATTCAAAATATTCAGAAGCAAAGCACTGTAACTCCTATCTTTTTATTTTCATTCACTCGAAAGAGTTGAGGATTGATATAGCTTAAAAAAATAAGAGAATTTTATTTAAATTTCTAATAGTTAAGATTTAAAGAAGAATGAATTATCTTGTTTGATTTAAGGTAAAAAGATATTATTTCGCTAAAATAAGCTTGTACTTTAAATATGGCTAAAAAAATTTCTGGAATTGATGAACATTGGACAGCTTTTATAATATGTATACTTGTACATATGTTATTGCCCTTATTACCATTATTTATTGAATGGTTATTGATTGATAAGATATCTAACAGCTCTTATACAATAACAATAGCTATTTATGCGATGACTATCGGAGCTTCTTCGACTAATTCTATTATTGCAATTCTTTGTATTTTTATAGGAATAATTTTCTCCGTTTTATATGGTGCTACCGTGAGTAATCCTAAGCTTGTTTTTGATATTCAACTGTGGTCGATTATGGCATTAATTACCATATTTGTACCTCATGCACTAGAAAGATATAATAGACATGTCTATGAAAAACAAGCGTTCAAAATTTTTGGGCAAAAGTAGTAGGGAGGTGTAGAAATGCAAGAAATTTTAAACTTTCTCGAAAATAATCATGGAATTCTTTCAATCATGATAACTGTCTTTTCTGCTTTTGCTCTTGTGTTATCTCTTTATGTAACTCGGAAACAATATTTAGAATTAAGAAAAGCAGAAAAAGAGTATGTAGATCTCTTAATAAAAGAAAAGGAGTTCTTGAAACTACTTAAAGACTCTGAAGAGCTAGATTTACAAAAAACCTTAGCTTCAAAATATATAAGCAAAACTAATTTTGATGAAAAGGTTTTTACTAATGTATTTCTTAAGTTGGATGATAGTAACAGAAGCCTCCTACAGTCAGCAGTTTTTCAAAAGACTGATAAAAATAGAAAAGCATATTTTGAACATTTAGTTGATATAGCAAAAAAAATTGTTATGACTCATAGTTAAAAGCACCTCACGGTGCTTTTTTTTAATGTTTTACTGGAGGAAATAGGTTTTCAGCAATTTTATGGCCGAGGTCTACTAAAGAAGGTATATTTCCAGAATTAGTTATCCAAATTAGCAATAAAATTACAATGATAATAAGTATATTTCGCGACATATTGATTCCTGAGGTATTTATGAAAATTGAAAATATTGTTTTTATCGAAAATCGATTATATCCAAACTCAACACAGATTTATTTTGAAAATATTCAATTAGATTGCAAAGAGTTTTATGTTCCTGTAGGTGATTATACTCAGCCAATTGGATTCTTAAAGTTTAAGCAAATAGCTAAAAAAGGGTGCTTTGAATTAAGTTCATTAGAGACTCAAGATTGTCATAACCCGTATCCACAATTTTCGTTGTCAGGTGTTTTATACTCTCGGCAGGAAGCTCTCGCAGCACATCAATCATTGATTGCTTACGTTCAGGAGACAGATCCGAAGCCATAATTTTAGCTTCTAGGATTGCTTTTAACTGATTTGCTTCAAATTTAATAGTAACCACACCAAGTATTGCAGATAAACCACCGTCATCAGCCAGAAAATCCATCCCATTGTGATTGATAGTTGGTAGATGAATTTGGGGTTGTTTCTTTCCACTCATAGAACGTGAAAATAATAGGCTCCTTTCTTCTATCAAATCATGTTGAATTAGGTATGTTAGATTAGCTACAACTTTGTTATATGCATCAGTACCGTATTCATATTCATCTCTAAAATCATAGTACTCAGGATATGTCGTACTCATTTTATTTAATAATTCTAGCTGTAACTGTCTATCTAAGATCATGAATTCACCCTTACTATTTGTTCATTCAAATCATTTGTAATTATCAAGTTTATTTGTGGAGCATCTTAAGTGCTTCGTACCCTCAAAATATAAACAGATATAAATGTTTTCTCTAGAAATATATAAAAAAAACAGTCTTTACCTAATTTTTTTATACGTTTATGCATAAAATAGGCTATAAATTTATAGTTTTGCCTATATTTTCATAGCCTGTTTATATTTTGGAAGTTTCGTCCCTATGTCTGATGCTAACGACAACCATCGTCTCACACCTGAACAGTTACGCCATGCAGGCGAACTGTTATACGGAAACCAATGGCAGAGTGATTTAGCTAGAGCTTTAGAGGTTGATGCACGTCGTGTAAGAGATTGGCTTCAGGAAAGAAGGCCTATTCCTGTTGGGGTTAGAGTGGAAATTATTCAATTATTGAAACAGAATAGTTTAGATACAGCTAATTTTGCAAAAGCACTCGATATTGTAGAAGATTAAGAAATATATAACTCTTGATGTACCCTAAAATTAGGGTACAATGATTCATCAGGTATGCCTGTATGTGGCAGCCTTCTTACGGTCACGAGGTGAATCATTATGAATACTATTGCAAATATAAATGATAAAGAAATTTCTATTATTAACTATAAGGCTATTCCTATAGTAACTACGGAAATGCTTGCTGATTTTTATGGCACAGATATAGATAACATACGCCAGAACTTTTCTCGAAATGCTGAAAGATTTGTAGAGGGTAAGCATTTTTATAAGCTAGAAGGTTCTGAACTCAAGGCTTTTAAGAACAGCGTGACTAATTGTCACGCTGTTAAAAAGAATGCCAGAATCGTAAACTTATGGACAGAACGTGGCGCTGCACGTCATGCCAAGATGCTAGACACAGACCAAGCTTGGGAAGTGTTTGAGCAATTAGAAGATTGTTACTTCCATCGAAAAGATATTCTGTCCAAAACACATAAGTCAGAACGTGAACCACTCACAAGCGCTGTAAATATGCTTGTATCTAAAACCAAGCACTTAAACTATAGTGAGGCATATAAATTAGTACATCAACGGTTCAATGTTAAGAGCATCGATGAAATCCCATACGATGTAATTCCAATCGCCGTCGAGTATGTGCATCACTTGATTGCTTTATATAGTCAAGCAGATAAGAAACAGCAATATGAATCTAAACATGTAGATTCTATAGCTCGTCATATGCTTTGGCTTAATCACTGGTGGTCAGAGTTTGGCGAGTCTATACGAAGACTTGGTCCATCTATGGGACATGGAATCCATGACCACTTTAAGTTCGGTGCTGAAGATGCAAGGCAGTTAGTAGGGCGAGACGTCTACATGCCTATATTTGAATTAGCTAAAACTCATGACTGGCATAAAGGTGGAGTAAGTTATATCGAATTAAGACAATATAATCTAGTTTAAATAAAATATTAATACCTTAAAAGAAGATCACTTTTTATAAGTGATCTTTTATTTAATTAAGAAGATTTTTATTTAATTTCTTATAGGTAAAAGGTCTAATTTTTATTGAATAAAAAAATACTTATATATATTATTCGCTTAATTTAATAAGTTAGTTTTTAAAATGTGTGATGAAAAAAATGCTGACAAACTTTCAGAGTTAAAGGCTGTTTATAAATTAGCAATTGAAACTAGAAATTTTGAGATTCAGCAACTTATTAATCGCAATAATTTCTTTATGTTATTTCAAGGGGTTTTATTGGCGGCAGTTTTTAGCAATCAAGCAAGTAAGCCATTTGTTGAGTTTGTTATTTGTTTTGCTGGAATCATTATCTCTTGGCACCAAGTTGGAGTCGCAGCAGGGGCAAAATATTGGCAAGAGTGGTGGGAGTTAAAAGCAAGTGAGATTGAGAAACAATTAAAGGATTCAATTGGAGAAAAGGGCTTTATTTCACTTTTTAATTTAGACCATACTGATCAAGATAATCAAAGATCGAAAGTAATGCTCAAAGTAAATAAGCAATCAGGATGGGTAGAGACAATAGTAAATTCACTTATTCTGAAGAAATATTCTGTTAGCCGAGTCCCAATCAGAAGTGGTTTAATTTTAATGGTAACTTGGGTTGTCTTATTTTTAAGTACTATACATTGGAGTTCATTTACCAATTGTTTTGAGAATTTTAAGTTTTTAGATGGACATTATTTTACTCCAGATCAGAAAAAATAGAATTCTTATTACTTCTTCTTATTTCTAGCCACCTTTCAGGGTGGTTTTTTTATGCATGAAATTACACAACAAACCTAAAGTTCGAATATCAAGAATGGAGGATAGAAGTTTTAAAAAGCAAAAAGCCCATGACGGCAATCATGAGCTTTTTGATTCAACTCAACCGGTGAAAGTTAAGGAGAAATATCTCTGTGCATAAGCATACATCAAAAACTGAACTAAAGGTAGATGGGAAAATGAGCGAAAAAGGTGCTGACCGTGCAGGACTAATGCAGTCAATTACCAATTTGGGCTTAGCCTTAGGAATCATCGTTATCGCGATTATTTTGGCACTGAAATAATCGCACTCTTACAACGTACCGCCTTCGGGCGGTTTTTTATTGCCTTGAGATAAGGCTCAACTTAATCAAACGAGAGGTTTGAACATGTCACTACCATTTATTGTTGATTCACTGGACGACGTTAAAGAAGAACATCGTGGTCTATATGTCGAGGAAGACGGGAAGTTTCGCCTTGATCTGGATGGCTACGAAGATCCGAAGGGCCTTAAAACTGCACTTCAAAGCGAGCGTGATGCCGCCAAGACAGCAAAGCAGGAACTCCAGAAGCTTCAAAAACAGTATGAAGGTATTGATCCTGAAACAGTCAAAAAACTGTTTGCCCAACTGGAGCAGGATGAAGATGCGAAATTAATTGCTGAAGGTAAGGTGAGTGAAGTCATCCAGAAGCGTACCGAGAAGATGCGTGAACAGCATGACAAGTTACTCAATGCCGAAAAAGAACGGGCTGATAAAGCAGAAGCCTATGCCAACAAGTTCAAGCAGTCGGTTGTTCAGAGTCAGATTGTACAGGCTGCTCTTGAACTGGAAGCATTACCTGAAGCAACTGCAGATATTGCCTTTCTTGCTCAATCCAAATTTGTACTCGACGAAAACGGTAAGGCCGTAGCAGTCGACACACAAGGTGAAGTGATCATCGGTAAAGACGGTAAAACGCCGTTATCACCAAAAGAATGGGTCGAAACCTTGCGTGAGCAAAAGCCTTATTTCTGGCCTAAAGCAAATGGAACAGGTTCACCTGGTAGTACCAATACAAAAGGACAGGTCGATATCACTAAGCCAGACGGTTCGGTGAACCTGACCAAACTTGCCCAATTACGAAATGAAAATCCGCAGCTTGCTAAAGAGCTAGCGGCAAAACACGGTATTAATCTTTAAGGAGTAAAGCCTAATGGCTGAGACAAAAATTGCTGATGTCATCGTACCCGAGTTATTCACTCAGTATGTTTTAAATAAAACTGCCAAGAAATCAGCTTTATGGCAGTCGGGAATTGTAGGGGAGCTGGATGTTGAAGTTGCATTCGGTACACAAGGCGGTTCAACCGTTAATATCCCGTTCTGGAACGATTTGGATGGAGAATCTGAAGTACTTTCAGATGCGACTCCTTTAACCGTAAACAACATTGCAGCGGGTCAGGATATTGCCATTTTGCATGCACGTGGTAAGGCATGGGGTGCCAATGACCTCGCAAAAGCTTTATCTGGTGACGATCCTCTTGGTGCGGTCGGTGATCTGGTTGCTGATTACTGGGCACGTGAGTTTCAAGGCTTTACCGTGAATACACTTAAAGGTGTGTTCGGTTCTGCAAGTATGGCAAGCAATACACATGACATCTCTGCTGGTACTGGAGCCGCGGCAGTTATTGATGGTGTTTCATTTATTGACGCGTCTTACAAGCTAGGGGATGCAGTTGATAAATTAACGGCTATTGCGATGCATTCGGCAACCATGGCTGCACTAGCCAAACAAGGCCTGATTGAAACTGTACGTGATGCAGATGGCGTGGTGCTCTACAAAACCTTCATGGATCGCCGTGTAATTGTCGATGACGGTATGCCAGTTGATGGTGATGTATTCACATCATTCCTGTTTGGGCAAGGCGCTATCGGCTTTCAGGATATCGGCGCTCCTGTAGGGGTTGAGACGGATCGAGACAGTCTCGCAGGCTCAGACATCCTCATTAACCGCCGTCACTTTGTCTTGCATCCTCGTGGCATCAAGTGGGCTGGTGCAATGGGTGTTGCACCGAATAATGCAGGTCTTTCTACTGATACCAACTGGGAACGCGTTTACGATCCAAAGCAGATTCGTATTGTGGCGTTTAAGCACAAAGTTAAATAAAGACGGGCGGAATTATCCGCCTTTTCTTTTGGAGATAAATCAATGGGCCTATCCGCTTTTAACCGCATGAGAGAACGTCAAATGACACAAGCAAAAGTAACTGAACTCGAAGAACAACTGGCAACCTTAAAAGGTGAGTTTATTGCCTTTCAGAATGATCCTGAAGCAATGAAAGCACGTATTGCTGAACTTGAATCAGGTAATAATGGTCAAAAACAAGAAGATGGCCAAAAGTCCGGTGATACACGACCACAACCAATTAACTATGCAGGTCTAAAAGTTGATGAGTTGCGTGCTGTCTTGACTGAAAAAGGCATTGCATTTGAAGCAGGCGCTAAAAAAGAAGAACTTTTAGCATTAATTCCAAAGGAATAACAAATGAGCTTTATCACTGAACAAGAAGCGATAGAACATGTTGAAGGCTTTGATGCTTTATCTGCCAGTGATAAGGCTCAATACCTTCAGATGTCAGAAGCTTATCTATTAGCACGTAATGTTAAGCCTTACGAAGATGCCACTCTGGTTCCTGAGCCTCTAAAAACAGCCTCTTATCAAATCATCAAGGGCATTATGAAAGGTGATCTATATCAAGGGCAGGAACAGGCACTAAAACGTAAGAAAGTCAAAGCTGATACGGTTGAAACTGAAAAGGAATATCAGGACGGATCAGTAAAGCTTAGTGCGATTGAGCAATTCATTCTTGATTTGATTAAGCCTTACAGCAAACGAAAAGCTGTATTTTTTGTTAGGAAAATCTAATGGGCTTACGTGACGAAATTCAGGCAGAAATTGCTGAAGCATTTAATGAAGATTTAGCAGACGCCGTTCATACCTTTACATGTGAGCGGATTTCAAAAACGAATTGGGATCCTAAAACTGAAACGTATGTTGAAGTTAAAGAAAACTATTCCGGCCGTGGTGTTCTGTTTGGCTCTTACAGTCAATATGAGATCCAAACACTTGGAGTATTGGCAACGGATAAGAAGGCGACCGTGCTTCAAAATGAAGTAACTATGACACCAAAAATTGATGATGAGTGGATTACAGCCATAGGCTCATTTCGAGTTATCCATATTCAACAAGATCCAGCCAGTACAATCTGGAAATGTCAGCTTCGAAAAGTGTAGGGGCTAAAATGGTTAATACTGATTATGTTCCAGAGTGGTATATCTCACCGTTCCAGCATGTGCAGTATACGCTTGCTAGAAATCAGCTTCACATGGATTTGTTATTTGAAGATATGGATAAAGCTGATCAATTTTTGGATATGGGAGCGGATGCACAGGTTAGTACTTTTTCTGAAGGTGCATATGCAATCGTCCAAATTGGTGATACGGCGGATAAAGACCAAATTCAAGTTTATGGATTGCTTTTACATGAAGCTGTTCATGTCTGGCAAATAGTAAAACGGAGAATGGGTGAGCGAGAGCCTAGTGTGGAATTTGAAGCTTATTCAATTCAGTCTATCGCTCAGGACCTATTTGAAATGTACGAAGAAAGTGAGGTAAAGCATGGGATGGAAGGGGAAAAAACCGACTAGCTTTAGTCTGGATGTGGCTAAATCAGTGCAAGATCAAGTGAAAAAAATCACCATGGATACTGTGCAATCTTTGGTTAATTTAAGTCCTGTTGATACTGGTGCATACCGTGCTTCACATATTGTTTCGATTGGATCTGGTGACTATGGCATACGTGAACCTGAAACAAACGCCGTGCAAGATGCCGCTATTCAAGCTGTAAAGATTAAATTGGGCAATTTGGTCTACATACAGAACAACCAGCCTTATGCTGAGCGCTTAGAAAACGGTTGGTCTGATCAAGCGCCACAAGGTATTTATGGCCTCACGTTTAACTTTATTTCTCAAAAGTACGGTGGCTAAAATGGCAATGACTTTAGAGCAAACAAGGCAAGCTATCATTGAGCACATGCAAGCTTTTACTGGTATTGCTCAGGAACGAATCCAGTATCCAAATGCACCAGGCTTTAATGTGCCAACAAAAGGAGTATGGTGCCGTTTGACTATTGCAGGCGGCCCGAGTTTTATTTCAGGAGTAGCCGATAATCCTTGTACACGCCGAACCGGTAATATCATGATTCAATGCTTTGATCGACTTCATGTGGGAGAAAAAGCTTTAACGGTTCTTGGCGATGCTTTGCTTGCCCATTTTGAATATTACTCAATCGATCATCTAGAATGTTTAAATGGACAGTCAATTTTTGTAGGGCAAGATCCTGATTTCATTCAGTATAATGTGAGCATTCAGTATAAGGTGTATTGAAGAAGGGTCTTATTAACAAAAAATAACCAATTATTGTATCTGTAATTATAGTTGTTTTGACAGTCTTTGAATAATATTGATTTTTATAGATTTTTGAATTTGAAAAATTGTAGGATTCAATATGATGTATATACACTTGATTTTTTTCTAATTTTAACTGGTTTTTTTGTTTTCTTTATTTTTCAGTTTAAAGAAACTTCAAAAAATGAAAAACAGGCCATTTCAAATTCAGCTGTGAATCAAGCATCACTGAAAGAGGAAAAAAGAGGTTACGGTTGGTCTAGTGCTGCCATTGTATTTATGACTTTGTTTTTATTCGTCTTTTTTACAAGCTTTAATATGACAGCAATGGCAGTATTTCTAGCCGGCAGTATGATTTGTAGTCAACAGTCTTATGAGCGTTTTCAACGTGCAAAATATTTATCAAGATTAGAACATCTTAATTACACATCTTTTTAGTATTTATTCTAGTTATCTAACTGTCTGAGGGCGGTTTTTTAAGTTTTATTCACTACCACCTTATGGGTGGTTTTTTTATGTCTATAGGAATCACTTATGAGCAATTTTTGTTTTAAGCGTGGTGACACATTCAACTTAAATCTACAGCTAGTGGACATGGATGAAACCTTACAATATCCACCAGATGATGTACGTCGTGCAATT